ATTAAGTTTGCCATATCCTATAAATATCTTTTATTCTTTTAACTTACCCATAACATAAATATCATTTATAGTCACATTATCGTAATCTATGTATTGTTCATTTAAAGTTATTACTACATTATTTCCAACTTCTTTTATTGTATAATTTCCTGGAATATGTAAACCAAATACTAATACTTCAAAATTGTTAGGTGATGCTCCTTCCGTTCCATAATCTAAGCTGGCACTATATATCGTTAATGTATTTGCATTGTTGTCAAATGTATCAACATTTCTTTGTACATATCTTGCACTATGTTCTAATATTTCATTATGAAAATCAATTATAGTTTGTTTATTATTTACAACTGATATTGGATTTGGATTAGAACGAGTATGAGATTGATATGAAGAAGATGTAGGTATTTCTATATTTTCTAAACTAGCAGTTACATACGAATTATCATTAATAGCATTTTTATTAACAATAGTTGGCCCAAATGGATTTTTTTTTGTATTTGATTGATATAAATTCGATGATGGTATATCTACATTCAAAAGACTAGCAGTAATATACAAAGAATCATTCAAATTGTTAGGATTAATTTTTGGAATGATTCTATTTATTTTTCTAGCATTTGATGAAAATCTATTAAGCATATTGTTCTATATCTCCTTTTATTTCTATAAAATCTTCCGAATCCAAATTATATTGAAAATTTGATTTTATAAATTTTATCAATATTCCATTAGGACCATCTTCAGCAATATAATCTCTTGGACTTATATTTTGAGTATTTATGTGAATATTTAATCTATCTTGTGTTTCTCTAAATTCTATTTCTCTTAATATACTCACAAATCTCCAACCTGTTGCTTCATAAATAAAATGAGTAGAATTTGTTAAATCCTTTGGAGTTAAAACCGCTTTGCCAGGGTTTCTACTGATTTTTTGTGTTATATCTAAAAGGCTTCGTTTCATTATAAATCTATGAATTTACCTATGATAGTAATTTCATCACCACTATCTACTGAAAATCCAGGAGACAATGCTAATACCAATGTATTATTTGTATATGATGTTACCGTAAAATGTGTTGTTTGGTAATATCTTACACCATTTATATACAACTTAATATCATATGAATTTCCCCCATATGATAATCCAGCACTAATTACAGATACTAATTGTGCAGGTGCTTGTATTAATTTTACATTTGAAAATGTTGCCGAATTTGTTCCTCCATCAACTACTTTACTATTGTTTATTGAAAGAAAATCAATTAAATCTTTGTTATCATAATATGGAGATGGAGTTGTAAGTAATCCTTCTAATCTACCATTTCCCGTTACATCTGTTTCAGTTGCAACAACAATTCTTTTTGTAGAAAATGATTTTTTAATTGTACTTTCTCCATCAAATTTTTCAGGAAGTAAATATGCTTTTACAGTTAAACTAAATTCAATTCTGTTAATTCTTTCAGTTCCTTCACCTACTTCATTTACAACATTAAAATCACCTAATGTAGTTCTAAATTTAAAACCATCTTTATCTCCCCAATATGTTCCACTATATTGCAATTGTTCTATTACTGAATTTAAATGTTCTGTATATGAAGTCCAAACCATACAATCATAGTTTAATTCAACATATTCTGGCATTTGTATTTTATAAATTTCATATTTAGGTTGTACATTTTTACCCAATAATGTAAATCTATCGTATCTATTATCTTTTGAATATTTTGTAATACCTTGATATGAAACATGCCGATTATTCATTGGCATTTGGTCATCTTTTGCAATTGATGTTCTACGAATCATCATTATTGGTAATTGTATTTTACCTTTATTATCTCTAAAAACACCTTGTCTTCTGGCACTATTCCATCTTTCGGAATTACCATAAATTACAGGTATTTTAACTGCTACTCCATTATTATCCAATGTAGGTAATGCAGTATCTTCTAAATAAGACATCATTGCATAATCTATATCAAAAAGAGAGATACTTTGTTTTAAGTCTCCTTTTGTAGATTTTGATTGCAGAATCCTATCTGTTTTTTTTAATGGGTTAGTAGACATATTAATCTATTCTTTTTTCTATGTTTAGATTCGATTTACTTACTTCAAATGCTGATATTACAATACTCCAATTATTATCAGGAGAACCTGCTACAAACTGAATTTCATTTGTATTATCAATTTCATAATAAGAATCATCGTAATATATAACATCACCAATTTCCGGATATACTTTTCGTTCTTCACACAATTCTCTATCAACTTTAAAAGTCATAGTTTGAGTTGCATCAGAACCAAATCCTTCATACAAAACCCCTTCGGGGTCTTTATCAACTAAACCAAATAGTTCAACACCTGGATGCCAAGTTTTGTTTAACGATTCTCCGTAAATATTTACTTTTGTAGCATTTAAATCTATTTTAAATAAAACAAAAGTGTTTTCTATCACAGTATCTACCAATTCTCTGGCAATACTATGAAAAAAATCTAAATCTCTACCTATTGAAAACTTTGGCATATTATCCTACATATAATCTTAAAGGAACTTTTCTTAACATTTCTTGATGGTGAGTTGATTCATGTGCTTTGTTTTCCATTACATTTTTTCTACTCATCTCATCTAAGTTTTCTCTTAATTGAGTAATCAACATATCTTTTTCAACCTGTGCTTCTGCTCTCAATGCTGCCCCATCTAAACTGATTTCTGCATCAGGTATAGGAATAGATGAATACTTCTCTCTTATTGCTCCTAACAACTCTTTAGAAAGTGCGAGTGTGTACTTTCTAATCCATTGAACTCCAACATCATTTATGTTTGAATACTGAATAAAATCGTAAGGAATATCTGAATAATCCGAAAGTGAATCCGATTGAATAGTTTGAGAATCGTGTTCGAATTCATCTCTACTCATATATTCAAAATAAATTTTCTTCATTGTATCCTCAGTCGGAACGGGGAATATTTCCAATTTATTATCTACTATATTAAATGAATGTGCCGATTTACGAATGTGGTCATTAAATTCAATTTGTTGCATTCTTAGTACATCTTCATAAAGAGGCATCATTAAGAATTGTGCAGCGGGAGAGAAATTACCAAATCCTAACTCACTCATTAAGTTTAGAGTACCTTGTGCTCCAACCGAATATGGGTCAAAGAAACGAGTAATAGCAGGAATTGCTTCGTGATAAACTCTTGTTACATCAACCGTAGATGAACCACTAAATATTGCTGCAAAGTTTCTACCTGTTTCAACATCGGTTGCTTGTGTCATTATATCATATATTTGAACCGATGAAGTTATTGATATATATGCTTTTAATTTCAGTTGCACCACCAACTCCTGCTAAAGTTCCGTATTGTTGTGCCATACGAACTGCGGTTGGTAAAAATGAACCATCTACAAGTGTTTGAGAAAAGTTTGCAACTCTTCCTTTAGGTTGTCCTCTTAAAATATCAAGATTGTTACGAAGATTAAATTGATTTACTTGTGCCGAATATTCTGAAACAGATTCTTCAAAACAAGCAAAGATTTGGTCATTATTTAATTCGATATTAACAATTGGCCACCCTAATCTCTTTGCAACCCATGTTGCCGTCTTAGGTGCATCACTTCTAAACGCAGTATCCGAATCATAAATTCCAAAAGGAGTGGATGAACCCGATATAAATGAGCCAGCAGATGAGCCTGACCAGTATGTGTTTACAGACATAATGAAAATTTATAGTTTTACACCTATAAATATAAGAAATAAAAAAGAACTGATATTCCTATAAAACAAAAAGGGAGAACATTTCTACTCTCCCTTTTTAATATTTTTAATAAAATTGAAAACTATGTTAATCTAACTTTAACTGTACCGGTAGTATGATACAATCCACCAACTGGAACACCAGCTGATGCTGCGGCCACATCATTTGCAAAACTACCAGTAACATATCCAAATGAAGTATTTGCCATTTTAGTTGCAATACTACCACTCAATGATACTCTAGCAGCGTTTGATGCAGAAATATCCGTATCAGTTGCTAAGCCTGCACCATCTAATGTTGTTTTTAAATCATCTACTGATATATAACCAATCATACCATCTTCTTGTCTAGCCAATATTTGGTCTGTGGTTTCTACTGTATATTGTGGTAAATCTTCCGATGTTCTTTGAACATGGTAACGTTTTTCTGGA